CGAAACCGAGACCTCCGAGCGTTCGTTCGAAGAAGAAACCAAGCTGTCTGGCTTCAGCGCCGCACCGGTCAAGAACGAAGGTTCTGCGATCCGGTACGACAATGGTCAGGAAGCTTGGACTGCCCGCTATAACCACGAGACTATCGCTCTGGGTTTCAGCCTGACCGAAGAGGCCATCGAGGACAACCTCTATGACTCGCTGTCGGCTCGTTACACCAAGGCGCTTGCTCGTGCGATGGCGTACACCAAGCAGGTTAAGGCGGCTGCTGTTCTGAACAACGGCTTCTCGTCCAACTACCCCGGTGGTGACGGTGTTGCTCTGTTCAGCACCCAGCACCCGCTGGTCTCTGGTGGCACCAACAGCAACACCCCTTCGACCCAGGTTGACCTGTCTGAAACCGCGTTGGAAAACGCAGTCATTCAGATCGCAGGTTGGACTGACGAACGCGGTCTGCTGATCGCAGCAAAGCCCCGCAAGCTGATCGTGCCCCCGGCACTCCAGTTTGTGGCAACCCGCCTGCTGGAAACTCAGCTCCGTCCTGGCACCAATGACAACGACGTGAACGCGATCGTTAACAACGGTTCCATCCCGGAAGGCTATACGATCAACCACTTCCTGACCGACACGAACGCATGGTTCCTGACCACTGATGTTCCCAACGGCATGAAGCACTTTGTTCGTATTCCTCTGGCGAACTCAATGGACGGAGACTTCGACACCGGCAACGTGCGCTACAAGGCACGTGAGCGTTATTCGTTCGGCTGGTCGGATCCGCTCGGCATGTTTGCATCGCAGGGCGCGTAATAGAGGGGGGTTAAAAACCCCCCTTTTTCAATAGATTTATGCTATAACGCAGGAAAAATTGCGGAGCATATATGGCGCGCATCACGGGCACAGCTAGAGCAGAAGCAATAGCAAGTGGAAGCCAAACTTATCAAACTGGTAAGCCATGTAAACGTGGGCATTTTTCGCCAAGATATGTAACAACACATGCGTGTGTTGAGTGCCAAAAAGCCATCGCAAAGGTATGGGCGCAAGAAAATTTCGAAAAGTTGCGGGAAACAAATAGGAAGCAATATCGAAAGTCGCCAGAAAAAGTTAATGCAAGGTATGCCAAGCGTAGAGCTGGGAAGAAACAAGCTACACCAAAATGGATAGGATCTGGTGAGCTGTTTTTTTTGCAAGAGGCTTATGCTTTGGCAAAGGAAAGAGAAAAAATTTTTGGTTTTAAGTGGGAAGTTGATCACATACTTCCTCTTAACAATAAGCTGGTGTGCGGTTTACATGTGCCGGAAAACTTGCGAGTTATTCCACACAGTGTGAACAGAAGTAAAGGCAACAAGTTTTTTACTGAGGAGATAACAACCTTTCCTTTGTAGTAAACAATCTGGAGTTTTGCTCTACTCAACTGATCCAGCAGACGACACACCGATGAGTAGAGAAATCTTTGTGTGTAAAGGACAATCTAATGGCTGTATCTACTACCCAATCGATTTGGCGTTCGGGCGGCGGCGACAACACTCGCCAAGCCTACTGCGGCACTGGCGTTATGGCTGCCCAGTTCTACATCGCTAACGCCGCTGTTGCCGGCAACGTTGTTGTTGCTTCCGGCACTACCACCCCCGTTATTCTTCCTGCCAATGCTGTCGTCACGTCCGTGGTTATCACAAACGGCCTGACCTCTGGCACGATGAATGTCGGCTACACGACTATCGACGGCGCAACTTCCAACGCATCGTTCTACGTGTCTGCTCTGGCTGCGACTTCTGCCAAGACTGTGACGCCTGGTGCTACTGGCGCTGGCGATGGCATCGGAACCGCAGGAAGTGCAACCAAGAACTTCACCATTACAAGCCAAAGCGCAAGCTCGGCTGTTGGCGACGTTGCTGGCTACATTACCTACTACGTCATTGACCCTCTGTTTGGTCAGCAGAACAACTGATAGGGGGCCAGAATGGCTCAACAAACAGACGTAAAAGCCCAGAGTCGGGGTTCGTCAGGTGTGATATTTGAGGGCCGTACTCGTGTCAAGGGCATGATCATTGCCCCGACATCGAGCGCCGGTAACGTTACCATCGCTGACGGTGGCACGAACGTGTTCACTGTACAGACGGTAGCCAACGGCGAGGCATTCAACTGCCTGATCCCGGCTGACGGCATCTTGTTCTCGACGAACGTGTCGGTAGTGTTAGTCAACACATCTGTGACGGTGTTCTATGGCTAAGTCCCCGGCATGGCAGCGGAAGGAAGGGAAGAACCCTGAAGGCGGTTTGAACGCCAAGGGCAGGGCTTCCTACAACCGCGCCAATCCTGGCAAGCCTGGCTTGAAAGCGCCGCAGCCCGAGGGCGGTCCGCGCAAGAAGTCCTTCTGTGCGCGTATGGAAGGGATGAAGAAGAAGCTGACTTCTTCAAAGACCGCCAGCGACCCCAACAGTCGTATCAACAAATCATTGAGAAAGTGGAAGTGTTGACCGTGGACATCAACCTGGTATGGAACGGCGCATTGTCGCTGTTTGTGGGCTTGTTTGCCTACGTTGCCCATGAGAAGTTTTCTGAACTAGCTCGTATCACGATTCTGCTCAACAAGACTCGTGAGGAAATCGCACGCGACAACGTCACGAAGGCGGAGGTTGATCGCATTACTGACCATATCGACCAACGGTTCAATCGTCTTGAGAACAAGATTGACCAACTGATTGAGTCGCAGCGGAGGGTGTTATGAAAAAGAAAGTTAAGCGTTACGCCGGCGAAGACAAGAGCTTGGTTGAGATTGAAGAGCGTTCGATCAAAACTCCCCGGCTGATTGAGGAAGAGAAAGCAAAAGCTCCGATGGACTATGCTGGACTTGGTGGTCGTGCGAAAGCTACTTCTCCGTTTGCCGGTCCCAAAGAGTACATCAGCGAAACCAAGGAGACTGAAACTGAGTCAGAATCTCCCAGATCAGAAGATTCCAAAAAAATGGCGGCTGGTTTTGATGCCAAGCGTTATCTCGAAGAATCGGAATCCAAGGGTGGCGGACCGCGTAGTGAAACCAAGCATACTGTGGCGAAAAAGACAGTCGCCAAAAAATCAACCTCTACCCCCAAGTACGAAGATACTGGGGCAAGAATAGGTAGCCAAGGTGGATTCAAGTTTGAATCAGAAAAACCTTCTGTTAAATCTGGCGCTATGACTCGTGCTGGTACTCCTGTTTCTTCTAGAAAAGAGCCAACAGAGGCTGAAAAAGAAAGCGGCAAAAAATTTAGCGAATCAAAACTTGCTGAACAAAAACGCTCATTTGAAAGCACTCCGCTGATGCGCGCCCTTACCGGCGGGGGTCGTTCAGAATATTACAAGAAAAAAGCAGAAGCAGAGCGTTCTGGGTACGGCATGAAAAAAGGTGGCAAAGTTTCCAGCGCTTCGTCGCGTGCTGATGGCATAGCCCAGCGCGGTAAGACCAAAGGAAGGATCTGCTAATGGCTGTTACTGATGAGGATGTCAGGCAAGCTCGTCAAGATGCTATGAACGAGAAAAACCAGCGCCGGATGGAAAAAAGAATCTACGGTGAGCCTTTGCCGTTGCCAAAACCTGGTAAAGCAGTTGAGCCGCAGACTCTGCCCGGCAAGCCAGAGAAGAAAAAGTCTTTGGGCGAAGATGCGATCAAATATGCCAAAGGTGGTACAGCTTCTGCTCGTGCTGATGGCTGCGCACAACGTGGCAAAACCAGAGGGAAGATCGTATGAAAAAGCGCCGCAACTTTGCTGATGGTGGTGTAACCGGCGTGCAGCAGCCGACGTATCCGTTCTATGGCAACACCCCGCAGGCTGGTGGCCAGAACGGCGGCATGAATCAGACCTTCAATATCCAGCCACAGGCGCAAGCAGGCCCGAACGATCAGATGGGTCAGCGTTTTGCAAAGGGTGGCCAAGCAAAGGTAGGCAAGGTAATGTCTGAGTTCAAGGCTGGAAAGCTGAAGTCTTCATCTGGCCAGAAAGTAACCAACCCCAAGCAGGCGATTGCCATCGGGCTGTCGGAGGCTGGGCTATCCAAGAAAGCGAAAGGTGGCGCTATGAAAGAGTCAAAGATGATGGTCAAGAAGGAAGTCGAGTTCATGAAGAAGAAGGGCGCTCCCAAGTCCATGGTAAAGCATGAGATGAAAGAGGCCGGCATGAAGTACGGTGGCAAGGTCAAGAAGATGGCAAGCGGCGGTTTGGCTGCTGGTCACAAGTCTGCTGATGGTATTGCCTCCAAGGGCAAGACCAAGGCTATGCAGGTCAAGATGGCCAAAGGCGGTATGACCAAAAAAGCTTACGGCGGCAAGTGCTGATATGCGGCCCTCTCGCGGCATGGGTGCAATAGCCCCTAGCAAGATGCCCAAGGCGAAGGTAAAAGCTCGCCGGGACGACACTGACTTTACAGAGTACGCATCTGGCGGCTCTGTGCGTCTAGGTAAGCCTGCTGTGGAGGATGCTGTCAAGAAAGCTGCGAAAGGGTCGAGGGTCAATCAGGCTGGCAATTACACCAAGCCTGAGATGCGCAAGCGGATGTTCCAGCAGATCAAGAGTTCTGCTGTGCAGGGCACAGGAGCCGGTCAGTGGTCAGCTCGCAAGGCGCAGCTACTAGCCAAGCGGTACAAGGCAAGAGGCGGAGGCTATCGATGAAAGCTCCGCAGCAAAGCCTGAAAGTTTGGGGCAGGGTGTTGTGAGTGTGCTGCGTGTTCGACCCGATTTGCTGTTTATTGGTCAGGTACATGGTAAAGGCGCAGCAGTACCGCCAGAGGCCAAAGCAGCCATAGATAAGTATGGGGCTTGGTATGAAGGCAATGGTAGCGACAAAGTGCCGGGAGTTAAGTATCAGGGTTCATGGGATGATGCGCTAGCAAAAGAGGTGAAGGGATATCCGAAAGAGTTTTTGTTTGTTATTTTTACAAACACAGCAGTAAACAAGCAAAAAGAAATACTCCTCGGTCCCGGTACCATTTTTGACAGGCTGCTTAAAACGCAAGGGCAGTACGGATATTTTAAGAAGCGTAAGTTTGATGCCGATACGTTGACCGCTTTCTTGAAAGAAATGGGCGGGACGTATTTAAAAAACAGTAAGGCAGAGGCAACAAGAGAAAATGTGGCGGCTTTTATAAGCAGTGGCGAAAAGGACATGTGGGAGTCTGGCAGTACGCCAGCAAAGAAGATGGCGGATAAGGCAAACAAGCACCGAGACATGTGGCTGTTGTCGCAGCCCAAAGGTGTTTATTTTGTTGGGTCAGACCACCTGAAAGATCTAAAATTGCTGCAAGCAGGCAAAAGTTCTGGTGTTGAAAAAAGCGACATGAACCGAAAGGGTACTAAGCTAATATGAAAGCCCCGCAACAAAGTCTGAAGTCGTGGACGGAGCAGAAATGGCGCACGAAAAGCGGAAAGCCATCGTCAAAGACCGGCGAGAGATATCTCCCGGAAAAGGCGATCAAGGCTCTAAGCCCAGCCGAGTATGCCGCCACCACGAAGGCAAAGCGGGCAGGGAAGGCAAAAGGCAAGCAGTTTGTTAAGCAGCCGAAAGGCATAGCGCAGAAGACAGCAAGGTTCAGATAATGGCCTACACCACCAGCACAACAGCGTTCAATCCTACTCTCAACGACATCGTCGAAGAGGCGTTCGAGCGTTGCGGCCTTGAGCTGCGGACGGGCTATGACTTCCGCACGGCTCGGCGCAGCCTGAACCTGTTGCTGACGGAGTGGGCAAACCGTGGCATCAACTTGTGGACTATCGAGCAGGGAACCATCCCGCTGATACAGGGGCAGATTACCTATGATCTACCTAATGACACCGTGGATCTTCTGGAACATGTTATTCGAACCAATCCTGGGCAGATCGGTACCCAGTCGGACATCAACATCAACAGAATCTCTGTTTCCACCTACGCCACGATCCCGAACAAACTCACGCAAGGCAGGCCGATCCAAGTCTGGATAAACCGCCGCAGCGGGCAGACCACTGATACGCCCGGCGCTACGCCGCAGTATCCACAGATCAACGTGTGGCCTAGCCCAGATCAGGGCACAACAGAGACTCCGTACTACTACTTTGTGTACTGGCGTCTGCGCCGGATGGTCGATGCCGGCAACGGTGTGAACGTGGAAGATATTCCATTCCGTTTCCATGAGGCCATGATCTGCGGTCTGGCATACAGGCTGGCCATGAAGCTGCCGGGTGCGCTGGAGCGGTTGCAGTTCCTGAAAGCGCAGTACGACGAGGCTTGGGAAATGGCGGCAGGCGAGGATAGGGAGAAGGCTCCAGATCGTCTGGTGCCACGGATGATTACGTACAGGTGATGTATGCCACTTAAAGACCCAGAGGCAAGGAAAGCATGGCAAAAAGCTTACGCCCAGCGTAACCGGGAGAAGGCTTATCAGAAGGTCAAAGAGTGGCGTGCAGAAAATCCAGACAAATTGGCAGAGCAACACAAGAGATATGCAGCACGTTACCCAGAAAAAATGGTGGCTAAAGTGCTGGCTTGGAAAGAGAGAAATCCTGAAAAGGCGGCAGAGGTAAGTCGAAAATCAAGGCAAAAACATGCGGCTCGTGTGTTGGCAAACAAGGCAAAATACCGGGCTGCGAAGCTACAAGCGACACCTAGCTGGCTAAACAAGGGGCACTGGTTTGAGATTGGCTGTGTGTATTTGTACAGGGATGCGCTGAAACGGGTTGGCTTGGATTACCACGTAGACCATGTCGTGCCCCTGCAAGGTAAAAAAGTATCTGGGTTGCATGTGCCGGAAAATTTGCAAGTGCTGCCAGCGGACAGGAACAGATTGAAGAACAACCACTATGGCGAGTAAGTACGCATCAGGTAAAAATTCAATCTCCGAGTGTGATCGGTGCGGCTTTCGCTATATGTTGAAGGTCTTGAAAACACTTACGATTAAGACAAAAAATGTCAAAATCAAAGTGTGCCCCACATGTTGGGAGCCGGATCAACCTCAACTTAGCCTAGGTCTTTATCCTGTGTCAGATCCGCAGGCAGTCAGGGAGCCGAGGCCAGATCTGTCGTACTGGCAGTCTGGCTTGACCGGGTTGCAGACGGACTACAACTCTGGGACTTTGCCGTTGCAGGATGGCTTTCCGGGCGGTGGTAGCAGGATCTTCCAGTGGGGCTGGTACCCGGTGGGAGGGGCTAGGTCAAATGATGCTGGGCTGACACCCAACAACTTGGTGGCGCAGACTACGGTCGCAAACGTGACCATAAACTAGGAGTGAGAAATGGAACGTAAAGAGGTCAAAAAGATCGCGTCTCAGGAGGTTAAGGCTCACGAGAAGCGTATGCACAAAGGCATGAAAAAGGGTGGCGTAACCACGTCCGATCTGAAAAAATACGGTCGGAACATGGCCCGCATCAAGAACCAAGGTTAAGGGGTTGTCATGGCTATAAAGAACATGGGTACGCCCAAGCCGGTAAAGCCGAACGGTAAGAAGATGGATGATCCGAACAACATCGCGGTAGACAAGCTTGGTCCCAAGACCGCTGTCCAGCGCGTGTCTGCGGGCGATCCTGGCCGTGAGGACACAAAGACTACCGGCATCAAGATCCGTGGTACTGGTGCAGCCACCAAAGGCGTGATGGCTAGGGGACCGATGGCATGACGTATACGGAGTTGGTCGCGGCGATCCAGTCGTACACGGAAAACTACGAACAGGAGTTTGTCTCCTACATTCCGACGTTCATCCGTCAGACGGAAACTCGCGTCTACAACACCGTTCAGATTCCTGCCTTACGTGCCAACAAGACTGGCATCCTGACATCTGGCAACAAGTACTTGTCTGCGCCCGGTGACTTCCTTGCTGTGTACTCGATGGCTGTGATTGAGAACTACGGCCAAGCGACAGAGGCTTATCACTACCTGCTGAACAAGGATGTGAACTACATCCGTGAGGCGTATCCCACGCCGGCAGATACAGGCTTGCCGCTGTACTACGCCATCTTTGGTCCGTCGGTATCTAGCAACGTTGCCACAGATGAGCTGACATTCATCCTTGGCCCGACGCCAAACTCTGGCTACACGGTAGAGCTGCACTATTACTATTACCCAGAGTCGATCACGACAGCGGCAGATGGCCGTACGTGGCTGGGCGATAACTACGATCCGGTGCTGCTGTATGGCTCTCTGCGTGAGGCATACCTGTACATGAAGGGCGAGCAGGATTTGATTGCCAACGTTGAGGCCAAGTACAACGAGGCTCTTGGTCAGCTCAAACGTCTGGGTGATGGTATGGAGCGTCAGGACGCATACCGCAGTGGTCAGACTAGGGTGAGGGTCACATGACGATCTACCAAGGTCTGACTACTAGCTTCAAGGTGGACATCTTGAATGGCCGCCAGAACATTGCGTCGGACACGCTGAAGATGGCTTTGTACAACGGGTACGCTGATCTGAACGAGAACACAGATGCGTACACGACGACAAATGAGATTTCGGGTGTTGGTTACTTGGAAGGCGGTAAAACGCTGGCGAATGTGACCATCAACTCGACGAGCAACGGCATAGTTTATGTAAGCTTTGACAATGTCGTTTGGAATCCGGCGGAGTTTACAGCGCGGGGTGCTTTGATTTACAACAACACCAGAAGTAATGCGTCGATAGCCACCTTGGACTTTGGCTCCGACAAAACGCAGTCTGGTAACAACACCTTCACTGTAACTTTGCCACCTGATACAGCGTCGAGTGCGCTCATACGAATTAACTGAGGAGTCATCATGACTATGGAAAAATCCAAAACTGCCGAGACTGTCAGCGGCGGTATTGCCCGCAAGGAAGGTTTTGCTGACGGCCTAGAGGCTCACGGCGTTTTCACGTTTACCTGCTTCGATAGCGATGGCAACCAAAAGTGGGTAGACATCGCCCCGAACCTGGTGGTCAACACTGGTTTGCAGGACATGAACAACAAGTATTTCACCGGCACCACGTATACCGCTGCTTGGTATATTGGCCTGATAAATGGAACTTCTTCCACCACCACATTCTCTGGCGGCGATACGCTTGCCACACATGTTGGATGGGATGAGAATCAAAACTACGTTGGTAATCGCAAGGCTGTGACTTTCAGTGCGGCGACTCTCTCCAACATTTCAAATATCAACAATGCATCATCAACTGCATCGTTCACCATGAATGCTTCTGCCAACATTGCCGGTGCGTTCTTGGCTAACGTGGCAAGTGGCACTAGCGGCCTGCTGTTCTCGGCGGCAGACTTCCAGTCTCCTGGTGATCGTTCTGTTGTGAACGGTGACGTATTGAACGTTACCTACTCGTTCAACCTAAGCTCGTAATTGGAGACAGACATGTTCAAGGTTGGTGACGTTGTAAAAGTAAAGGCAGTCGTACCGCAGGGTCCTGTGACCAAGATGCGGATGGACGAAGACGGCACTATTTGGTACTTGGTTTCATGGCCGAATAGCGATGATACGAATAGCGAACGCTGGTTCAGCCAAGCAGAAATTGAAGCTGCGGGGTAATTTGTGGCCATTGTTGATGGCGGCTATAGCAGTGGCACATGGGGTGAGGCTGGCTGGGGATGCTCAGTCTACTACCCCATCGTCGCGTATGGCGGCTGGGACACTGGCACATGGGGACAAAGTGGCTGGGGATTTGGCTATGGTTTTATAACCGCGACCGATAGCACAAATGTAGCCGCAACTCCCCCGATAGCAGCAACGTTTTCTGATAATGTTTCTGCAAGTGATGCTGTAAGCGCCAGACCGACATTTGCGGTTAGCGTCATTGAGTCAGCAACAGGCAGTGAAACGGTATCGTCGAGCATAGTTTTTGTAGGTTCTGTATCAGAGGCGGTAGCCGGAAACGATTCCGTCAGCAGTCTGGTTGTATTCACAAACTCGGTATCGGAAAGTGTCAGAGCAGCAGAGTTAGTTTCTTCTCTTGCCAATCTGTTCTCTTCGGTATCTGAGGCAGGATATGCCACTGATACTGTTCGAGTCACCAATACGATGTCTGTATCGGTGGCAGAAGCTGGAACGGCGGCAGAAACGGTAAGCGCAGGTTTGCAGTTCGTGTCTACCGCGTCAGAGAATGTTGCTGCGGCAGATCAGACATTTAGCGTATTTGCTATCGCTACAGATATATCTGAAAGTAGCACGATACAGGATACGGCAAATGTTGTAAGAGACACGTTTGTAGAGATATTTGAGTCTGCTGGCGTGTCGGAGCTGATGAGTGCTCTGGCAGAGTTCCAAGCAAGACTGGATGAAATGGTCAACGCCGCAGATTTTGATTCTGCTGCTGGCCAGAACGAAAGAACGGTATCAGAATCAGTTTCTGCTCGTGACATAGTTACAAGCAGGTATTTGTGGGAATTTATAGATGATGGCCAGAATGCTGGTTGGGTGCAGATAAACAATCCGCAATCGGCTACGTGGTCGGATTTTTCGTCAACAACCAACTCAAGCTGGCAGATCATAAACACCACTCAGTAAGGAAAGATCATGGCAAGTACATATTCCCAGCTCAAGTTTGAATTGATCGGCACTGGAGACCAGGCTGGTACGTGGGGTGCTACCACCAACACAAACTTGGGTACGGCGATTCAAGAGGCAATTACCGGGAATGCGACGGTTACTTTTGCCAGCTCGAACGCCGCGATAGCACTGATAGACACCAACGCGACACAGACCGCCCGTAACTTGCGGCTTGTCATGGGCGGCACGATTACCAACGTCCAGACGCTGTTTATCCCTGCAATTACCAAGCAGTACCTAATTACCAACACGCTGTCCAACTCGGTCATTATTTCCAACGGTAGTAATGCAACCCCTACTGGAACGACGGTCACGGTTCCCGCTGGCAGGTCTGTGGTTGTGTTCAACGATGGAACGAATGTAGCGGAAGCAATCAGCTATGTATCTGACCTCTCTGTTGCAAACCTTACTGCTGGAAATCTTTCTCTGTCAAACATTACGCTGACCAATCCGCTAGATGTTGCTGAAGGCGGTACTGGTAGGGCTACGCTGACAGCAAATAACGTGTTGCTTGGTAATGGCACGACGGCAGTAAACTTTGTGGCACCAGGTGCAAGCGGTAATGTGTTGACAAGTAATGGCACGACTTGGGTTAGCCAAGCTCAATCGGCTGGCGTATCAACAGGCAAAGCTATCGCGATGGCGATGATCTTCGGATTCTAAGGAGTTATTAATATGGCAAACCCTAATATCGTTAACGTTACGCAGATTTACGGTCAGACCACATATCTGACTCCTGCAAACACGTCCAACTTTGTTTTAGTCACCAACACGGTTAACTCAGGCAACGTGTTCAAGCTTGACCAGATTGTTGCTGCTAACTCGACAAACACAGCGGCAAACGCTACTGTGATGATCTTTACCAGCGGCAACGTCGCGGCAGGCAATGCTGTGTCAGTTACTTCAGCTAATGCGTTCCCGATTGCATCTAACATCTCAGTCCCGGCATTCGCTTCGCTGATCGTGATGGATAAGACGACGGCTACTTATTTGCTGGAAGACAAAGCGATCATCGTCGCAACCGGCACGAACAACGCGATTTCATTCTCCGTCAGCTACGAACAGATCAGCTCGTAAGGGTAGAACATGGCAATTCACGGGTATCCCGGCAACATTATCAGCGCGAGTTCTCCGCTGTATACGCCCGGCTTTGCTTCGGGTATCTGGAATCTTGGCAGTTGGCCTAGAGGGGTGACTGTTGTTCAGACCTTTACTTCATCTGGCTTCTTTACTGTCCCTGCTGGTGTGACTGCTGTTGATTATTTGGTGGTAGCTGGTGGTGGCGCAGGAGGTAGAGATTACGCTGGAGGTGGGGGCGCTGGCGGTTTTAGATCTGGTAGTGCTTTACCTGTAACTCCGGGAGCGACGTATCAAATTACTGTTGGAGCGGGAGGAGGTTTTAACTCCGCATCTCCAGCAGCCGCTGGATCAAATGGTTCTAATTCAACTTTCTCCATAATTACATCAAGTGGAGGCGGTGGTGGCGGTCAATTAAATGGGAATGGTGTTGCTGGCGGGTCAGGTGGAGGAGCTGGGGGAAAAAACTCTGCTGGGACAACTACTGGTGGTGCTGGAAATACACCATCAACCACTCCTTCACAAGGTAATGCTGGAGGTAATGGTGGTTATGTTAGCGGCACAAAGTATTTTTCTGGCGGCGGTGGTGGTGCTGGTGGTGGTGGCGCTAATGGCGTATCTGGGCAGTCTGGAAATGGTGGCGCTGGAGCTGCATCAACAATTACCGGAACAAGCGTAACTTATGCTGGAGGCGGCGGCGGAGGCGGTTATCAACCTGATACTCAATTAGCTGGCGTC